TATTTCGCAGGAAGTCATCTGGTATCAGGGTTGATATATCGGTGACGATTGGGGTATCTAACGCTTTGATTGCCGTTCCGTCAATAGTGTTGTTCTGTGTATAGGTCTTAGCCTCATAGTCTGTCACATTCCCCTCAATGCCGTAGCCAGACAGTGCCTTTATGGTTTCGGGGATTGGATACTCGTTGCGGTGGAAGGGGGCGTAGGCTGTGGCGGTTGGGGATTTTTCAATTTGAATATCGCACAAATCAAAAAATGATTTTCTATCAGTGCTTGTAGACTCTCCACTAAATACAGATAAAATAATGTATCCGTGTTTAACCGAGATAATTCCAGTTTTATCGACATTGTAACCATAGCCAGTTAAGTGTTCTATAATCAGTCCTGTTATATTATTATCAGTGCGGATTTCAGAATCAAACACATACACTGATTTGCTCATGCCCGAAACATACCCAGATTTGTGTTTTGTTGATATTATATAGTCACCATTTTCACACGGAATTTTCAAACCCTTGTACCTACCATTATAATACATCGGAATTGTATAGGCATCGCTATTTTCTTTGCCACTTTTGTCAAACAAATTCTTTCCCTGCTCGACAATTTCTGTCGTACCAGCACTGATAATCTCCCCGTCAATGGCCTCAGAATGACCGCCTATTGACTTCACCGACATCAGCTTCGCCCCTGTCGGAACTGTCTTGGTATATGCCGTATCTGTATCTGTTTCAAATTTATGCGTCACACCCTGACCTATGTCAAACAGTGCGTTTACACGTCTTTGCAACTCCTTGTCGGTCAGCTTTACCGCAGAAATGTCTGCCGTGTTCTCTGCGATTTTCCCGACCGCTGTTACATAGTCGTCTGGCAGGCTATCAGCTATGGATTGTGCTGTCTGCGCAGCGGTTTCAGCGGTTTTGCGGTCCTCTGCGACCTGTGCGGCATGGTCTGCCACTGTCGCCTTGTCAGCCGTGACCTGTTCTGCCAACGTCTGCACCGCCTGTCTGTCTGCCGTAGTGCTGTCAGCCGCCGTCTTTGCAGTTTTAGCGTAGCCTGCCGTTATTGTCTTGTCAGCTTCGGTTTGCTGTGCTGCCGTTGATGCTTGTGCTGCGGATACCTTGGCATCATTCTGAGATTTGACCGCCTGCTGACGTGCGTTTTCTGCACCCTGCCTTGCGGTTTCTGACTGTGCTGCGGACGTTTCAGCCGCTGTCTTTGCGGTTTCAGCACGGCTTGCCGCCTGTTCTGCGGTGTCGGCTGATACTCCTGCGTTTGTGGCAGATTTTTTTGCGTTTTCAGCCGCTGTAGTTGCCGTTTCTGCGGCGGTGACGGCTGTCTGCATATCTGCGTGTGCCTGTCTGCCTATGGCGTCTATGCGGTCAAGTGCGTCCATAGCCACGTCAGGTGACGGCACAGCATTATCACCGATTGCCGCACCTATTCTCAGGCGGAATATGCGTGATTTTTTAACTAAAATATACTCATCACCTGACAGCTTCTTCGCTGCTATCTGGCAGCTGACTGTCTGCGCTGAACGCAGTATATCTGCGGTTGGCGTCCACTGTCCGCCTGTGATATCGACCTCATACTGAACGCCGTCGCCGTAGTCTATCGTCAATACATAGCGGTCTGCGCCGTCTACTGTCAGCCCTTCAACCGACACGGGTCTAGCATTAGTTTCGCCGACATAGCCCAAAAGGGCTGTTGATGTCATTGCGTTATAATTTTCGTCTAGTCTGATTACCATTTTTGCACCCCCTTTTATACGATTGCTATGTAGTCTATGCTATACGTTCCTGCAGGCACGTTGACAGTGGTTGCGCCATTGCTAGGACCCATGCAGACCACTGCGAAATATGCACCCTTGTATACCTGCACATGGGTGCAGTAGTTCTGAAATGGGCTAGGCGTGCCGATATCCCTCAGTGACACGCAAATTTGTTTCGGCACAAAATCCAAATTCAGCGGTATTTGCACGCTTGAAGCTGCCTTTTCCAGTGTGTATTCAATTGTACCGCTTTTTATTTTATTCTGGTTTAGGTCATTTACTGCCTGCTCCGTTGCCGTCAATGCGTCAACCAACGCCTGACGAACATCACGGCCGTAAAATGCGTTTCGGACAGTTTCGATTGCCGTTGTCAAATCAACATTATTTGCCATTTTATCCCTCCTAGTCTAGTGTGTGGTTTTTCGTAGTAACACTGTTACACATGATATCACCTGTTTTGCCGTAGCACTGCACTGCGGTTTTTTCATTTTCGTTATACAGGTACATCGCCCTGTTATTGGTATCAACTGTAAACACTTTTTTACCGCTGTCTGTGTACGTTGATATGTTACCACTGTTTGTATCTAGTGAAAATTTCAATTCGTTATTCCAATAGCCTGACATGGCACCAGCCTGCAGGACGATATGACCGCCGATCGTGCTGTTATCAATGCGTATCTCCAGCGGACTGACTTTCAGCGTCCACTCGTTGTGTGACAACTGAATTGCACTGGTATTTTGGCTAGACGTTTGAATGTTAATGCTTCCACCTGTAATAGTTGCTGATTTTGACGACAGTCTATTGGCAACAACTGTTCCGTCCTCAGATACCGAAAAGGTACCTGAACCGTTGTTGATTTTCAACCCTGTCAGGGTCAGGGCGGTTATAAAACTAGCCACCAAATTTCCGTCGATGGTCCACGCATTTGTGTACGGTCCAGTTTTAGCCGACCCGCCGTCCGACGATTTCCAAAAACCTAGCCCATTTTTGTTTAACTGAATACAGGACTTGCAAGTGTTTATATCAGCCGTGTCCATAATCAAAATGCGCTCTGGCTTTTCTGACGGGTCAAGAATGACGTGTCCGCCCTCTGCGCCTGTTATCAACTTTGTGGCATTCTCGATTTTACTGTCTATCACCTGTCTGTTTCTGAATTCGCTATTATCAATAGCGGTCTGCAGACTCTTGGTTTTTGCGGTCATGAACCCTGTCATGGTTTCAAATTTGTCACCAAATGTCAGCTCCGATTGCTCAGGGCTGTCAAGATTTATAGTGATACCGATTATACGCAAATCTTCGTCAATCCCCATAAGAGGGTTGACCACACGATACCAGCACCCCAGCTCAAACTGTTCAAAATTCATATCAATTGTCGACAAATCGACCGCAGTTATTTTATACTGCTTTTTGGCTTTGTTTGCGCTTTTCAGGAATGCTGTGGCTTTTGTCTTCAAAATTGACGCCTGTGTCACGTCGTCCCACGTCTGTGTACCGCTGATTACGCCATACTTAGCGACCAACGCACTATCTTCGATATAGTCTTTACCGCCGTTTACACTGCCAATCGTCAACCTTTTCTCGCTGTCGGTCAGCTTTGCGCCCAACGGATATAGCCGTGTAATAACGCTCGTTTCGTCAACTTCACGGCTGATAGTTTTGAGATTTACTGCCAGTTCTATTTTTGTGTCTGTGCCGTGTCCGATATGTTCCAGATAGTCTATGTACACTTTGCCGTCTTGGTCTCTCAGCTGAATTTCACCGTCGAATTTTCCAACCAGTTGTTCAGATATAGCGTCCATAGTCGATACCCAATTGACAGAATACGTGTAATTATTTTCGGCTGTCACAGTGACCTGTCCGACCGATATTTGTTTGTCGTCACCGACCTGCGCATTGTGTTTAGAAATGAATGACGCTAGCACTGTTGATATGCCTACCATTTTGTATTCAACATATGGCTGAACACTGTCATATAGCCAGCCTAAACGCCCTTCGCAGGTGACAGATTTGCAAATCAGTCCTTGCTCGTTCATGCTGTCAGGACATTTCAGCACACGCCCGATAAAAATGTCTTTGCCTGTGCTATCGTCCGTGACAGTGATCGACGTTGTCAGCGGTTTTAATTTGTCATATCCTGCATTGTCTGGATATATAGTAAACGTAAAACTGTCAACGGCATTGACAGCCTTGACGATTTTTCCACCCGAAATGCGGTCAAGATTATCACTATGTATCGTGGTTTTTTCAGCACCGTTTTTGATAGTGACAGTGTGCATTTATAACACCTCCTCATGCAGATCCAGCGTGAGCGACCCGAAGCCATACGCTGACAAAGTGTTCACACCAGGCTGTAAAATCAGTTCGTCCATATCGAATGGTTTTTCTGTCGGTCTGTATACCTTTTCAGAAATATCGGCACCATTATTTTGAAAATACGTGAATCCCACTTTGTCGGTATCATCAGCAGACCGCCTATATATCAGACGTGGTTTTATCGGCACGTCTGAATACAAATAGATTCTCAGAACACCCATAGGGGCGTGTGGAGCCATTTTAATAGCCGTCAGTGTCATGTTCGTAAGATTTAGACAGTCATTTTCAAAACTGAAATCGTCAAAACCCTTGTCTGAAAAATCGTCAGATATCTTATACGGCTGTGCCTTGAAAGTTGCTGTTACCTCAACATGATACCCCTTTTCACTTTCGGCACAGCTAATCGCTCTTGTCTTATAATGGTAAATTTCGGCATCGTCATATAGGTCACATTCGCCAGCCGACAAAATCCAGTTTTCAAAATCTGCCACCGTTTTCCGCAGGGCGGTTTTCGGACAGTCCATAAATACGAATTTGTATGTCAGTGTTCGTGTATCATAGGTAGGTTTACCGCCATTCTGATATGTGAAACATATGTCGCCATTGCGGTATGGTATAGTAGCCGATATATCCCTGATACTTGGCGGCGGCGTACTGCGTGATGTCAGCAACGCTCCAAAATCGGTATAGGAATTTTTTCCGTTAATCGTTATACTAGACATTGTCAGCCACCCTCCTTGCATTCAGATTGATTTTTTCAGCCATAGCAACGTCCATGTATGGTGCTGTCACTGTGGCGAAACGTTTTCCGTCAATGTTCATAACCACTGTCAAATCACCGCTCTTGCCGTGTGTTGTGGTGCTGTCGGCTTCGGTTGATATCTTGTCAGCCGTTTTTCTTGTGGTTTGTCTACCTATCATGACAGGGTCCATTTCAGCCGATACGCCTGCAACACTGTCAACGATAGCCTGTGCTTCGTCCACTGGTTCGTCTGCTGTGTCTTCCATACCGACCGCAATTCCAGACGGCAGATACTGACCGACCTTTTTCGCCATGACCCTTGAAGGCGAATGAATGTCAAAAAAGTCGCAAAATCCGTCTATAATGGCACTTCCAACATCTTCAACAACGCTCCAGATTCCACTGACTGCGGAAACTAAACCGTTCAAAATGCCTTTGAGAATATTTGCGCCCAAGTCCAGCCAATCAACATCCTTGAAGCCGTCTATGATAGCGCTGATTATCTCAGGCAGTGCGTTTATAATATCAGGTATAGCGTCAGGTAGTCCCTTCGCCAGTGCGACTATCAATTCCATACCTGCCTTGACTAGCGCTGGCAAATTTTCTGTCAATGAATCTGTTATGACAGGTATCAGCGCTATTATTGCGTCTATCAAATCAGGCGTGCATTCGGTCAGACCTGTTATCAATCCTGTTAGTAATTGGAAACCGCCCTCAATGATTGCTGGCTGATTTTCAATCAGCGTGTCGGTTATTTGTTTTATCAAACTAGGTAACATCGGCATTAACTGTTCGATAACGTCATTTAGTCCGTCAATCAAACCTAAAAACAGCGTGATTGCACCCTGCACCAGTTCAGGCACTAGCGTCGGGATAGTTGAAACCAACGCATTTATCAGCCCAAAAAAGCCGTTAAGCAGTGACGGCAGAATTGAATTGATTAGTGACGGAGCTGATTGTGCTAGCGATTGAATGATAGATGTTAGAACTGTAGTTGCCGCTGTGATTAGTGTAGGTGCATTTTCGGCAAGCGTTTCTGACGCAGAACTGAACAGCCCAGATATAACAACAGGAATTTGTTCGGTCAAGCCGTCAAGACCGCCACTGTCATATGCGTCTAGCAAACTAGAAACGCCGTCAAACAGTTTGGTGAAACCGCCTGACAATTTCTGAACAGCTGGCAACGATTTTGTCAGAAAATCTGCCGCCATTCCCTTTGCACCTGCCATAACAGGTGTGAACGCAGTTCCCAAAGACGCAAGGGCGTCCTGCAATTCAAAACTAGCACGTTCATAGTCTAGCGTTGATTTATTTGCAGATTGGTATTCGTCATTGATTTCCGACAGACCCGAATTTGCCAGCCAATCAAGGGCATACTGCTGACGCTCTGCCTCTGACGTGCAGCTTTGTAGACCCGCATTAAAATCATCAACGCTATCACCCATACGCCCGATAAGCTCTGAAAACTGACCTGTCGCAGCACCTGTGGCAAGAGTTTCCTGCAAGCTGTCCGAAAGGCTCTCAATTTTCAAGGTGTCAGGAAATTTTTCAACCGCTCCGCTGAGTGCATTTATAGCAGGCGTCATTTGTTCATCGCTGAAACCGACAGCCATAAGGTTTGATAACGCTTCAATGCTTGAATCGGATTCGCCTGTAATAGCCACCAAATCTTGCATTTTTGATTTCATAAAATCAAAATTGTTGCCACTGGTTTCGGCGTTTGTTTTCAGCTTGGTCATATCGCTGTTCCACTCGCGGCTTGCTTCAACATTTGCCGCAAGTGCCGTTGTTACAGCCGCAAGACCAACACCTATGGTCTGCGTGTATTTCTTGAACCCGTCAGCCGCCTTGCCTATCATGGCCGTGTCTATTTTGCCCAGCGTTGCCGTGAACTTTACGGCTTTGCTTGTCGCACCGCCTATGACAGACCCGACTTTTTCGACTTTCTTTATGACAGGCTCGACCTTGTCTTTGGCTTCTTTGAACGCTGTGCCGATAGCATTGACATTTTTCTTTTCATCTTTCAGGCTTGACAGCTTCGATTTTGTCGTTTCCAACTCTCGCTGAAATGCACGATACTGCCCAGCGTCTATCTCGCCCTTTTTATACTGTGCTGTGACCTGTGATTGTGCTTCTTTTAGCACGTCCAGTTTTGACTTGGTCTCTTTGATACTGTCTTTCAACAGGTCTTGCTTTTGCTTGACCAGTGTGACGTTGTTCGGGTCCAGCTTCAGGGCTTTATCGACCGCTTTCAGCTCACTCTCCAGCTCACGGCTCTTCTTGTTCGTTTCTTTCAGTGCCTTGTCAAGACCTGTGGTGTCACCGCCTATCTTGATAGTAATGCCCTTTATGCTACTTTTTGCCACCTATCATTACCCCCTTTCCGAAATTTTCTCTCAAAGCCTGTCGGTCAGGCTTCGTCAGGGTCAACCTATATGCGTTATCCAGGTATTCTTGACCGCTCTCACTCTGCCTGAGCCGTGCAATAAATGCGTCACGGCGTATCAGCAGATAGTCATAGTAGTCCATATCATCAACATCATATAGGGATATACCCATATAGTCCGCAACTAACTTTTCCCACGTTGAGGAAATTTCATATTTCTCCCCCTCCCTATCCTGCGGCGGATAGTAGGGGAGCGCTAGTTTTTTGAATTTTTGATTTCAAGCAGATAGTCGATATATGTGCGGTAGAACATCTGAATGTCATAGATATCCCAATCAGCCAGTGTTTCAGCCGTTATCGGTATCTTTGCGATGTTGTGTGACATCAGTTTTGCGCACATTTCGATTGCTTCGTCCAGCTTGTTGCCGCCTAGCTTTGCCGATATTTCCCCAAACGCTTCAATCTCGCCCTTTGTGGGTGGCATAACAAAAATCGTGGTATGCTTTTCGTCAGCCAGCTCAATGCGCAGGCTAGGCTTTTGCATTTTATTGAAATTCAACGTCTTTGGCATTTTATACACCTCCAAAAAAACAGCCCACTGAAAATCTCAGCAGGCTGTGTATTTGTGTTGCTTATGTGGCACTTATCGACTTGTCTTCTTCGATGTAGGTAATCAGTGTTCCGTCGCTGTCGCTTGGCAGTGCCTTGAACTCAGCGTCGATAACGCTTTCCTTATCCTTTGCAAATGCCAACTCGATACCGCTCTGATTGTTGCCCACAATCATGACCCATATATCTCCGTCAACTGAGTCAACGTGGTGGAAACACAGAACATACCTCTTGCGACGCATATTCTTTAGACCGCCAATCTTGACAGTTCTACGTTTCTTGCTGGTATCTTCTGTTACTCTTGCGGTATCGCAGAGAACGTCAAGCGTGTTGCCGTTGAATACCATGATACCAGTTTTCAGTGTAGCTTCTTCCTCTGTGATGATTGTCTTCTGATGTGTGCCGTCATCATCACTTGCTGTATAAAATGTCGGCTTATAGGACAGGGTTGCACCGCCCTGGATATAGCCCAGCACATTGGCTTCGGTGCAGATAGTATCAACATCTGGCACTGTTTCACCGCTGAAATCCTGATAGTAGATATAACCGCTTCCAAGAATAATGTTACTTGGAGCTTTCTTTGTTTCAGCCATTTCAATTCCTCCTTATTTCAAATAATTGGTAAATGAATATCTTATCTGATACTCCTTGCTGTCCTCAATCCAGCTTTCAGACTTTTCCAAATCAAAATCCGCAAACTGTTTTTCAACAGCCGTTTCTAGTTCAACGTCGATTTTTTTAGTGTACAATTCAATGACTATCGTCTGCTCTCGCAGGCTTGCGGGGTGCATATCATCTCCGCTGTCTATGGTGCTTTCACGATAGAACACGCAGTATGGCGTTTTCATTTCATCACGCGATGAATAGTATGCGACTTTGTCTTTCAGTTCGTCGATAGCCGTTAATCGTGAACGTATGTCAGCCAATGTCAAATTCATTTCTTCAACCTCGTTTCTATCAACTCAGGCAGTGCCTTTTGTGCATATTCCTCAACAGGTTTAATATGCACAAATGCTTTTACTCTGCCCTTACCGCCTTTCTTTGCGTGACCGTATTCCAGCAGGTGCGTCAAGTAGTAATATTTTTTGTTACGCACAATCACACGTTTGTTGCCCGATTTAGCATATACTGTTTCGGCTTTCCAGCTTTCGGCATATTTACCTGTGCGACGTGGTGATGTGGTTTTCAGCTTTTCGACACACTGGTCTGCGACCTCGTCAATACAGCCGTCAACTATCTTTGCGGTTTCTTCGCTGTATTCTTTTAGGTCATCAGCGACCTGTTTCGCCAGTTTGCTGACATCAATCTCAACCGATTTCATCAGTTATCACCGCCAAAACGTTCAGCCGTCAACTCAATGGCTGTTCCTGTGACATATGTGCGTATGATACGATACTCCCGACCGTTATAGAATAACATATCTTCATCATCATAGTCATAGTAATCTGCCATTTTGATTTTCAGCGTGGGTTGAAACCCTGCTTGTGCGGCGCTATAAAATTCAGAACGTGAAATTGATGATACCTGACAGAACACTTCTTTAGCATTCTCCCAGTCAACGACCTTTTCTTGATTTCCTATCTCGTCTGAAACTATCTTTGCTTTGGCGATTTTTACAACATCATTGAACATCGTTAAATCCCCTCCGTATAGTCCTCGTTCAGACTTAGTGCGTCTCGCAAACGCTCGTAGTTTTTGCGGAAATCTTCACCTTTGCCGTTGAAATCATACTGCCATTTGACATAGTTTTCGATAGCCTTTTTCAGAATTGCACTGCAATCGTCAGCGTCAAAGGGAACGAACACGCCCACACGCTTTAAGTCTTCCATGCAGGCGTCCACGTTTGACATAATGTCGCTATCTAGCTTGTTATGTGATATCCTCAGCGAATTTTTCAAACTTTCAAGCATTCGTTATGCCCCCTTTATCATCGTGATTACTTGCTCTTTTTTGTGAGCGTTACAAGACTGTTCTTGTCAATGACCTTACCGTCTACCAGCATGACCGCCTTTGTTACCTGGTCTTCGGTGTCATTATCCTCATATCTCTTGACTGTCATCTGGAGATTTGTGTTGAGGATATAGTCCTCAGGACGGAAGAAGAATGCAACGATTGTGTCAGCCGATACAGCGTCCGCATAAGCGTCGATATCGTCAGAGAACACAACAGGTGTGCCAAGGATTGATGGCTGCATATCTCCGTTAAGACCATAGTTGACCCTAGCGATAGGCTGTCCGTTTGTGTCCGTCAGTGCCTGAATGTCGCAGAATGTTGCATAGTTCATGAACATCTTAACGCCTGCTCTGTAGCCTGACGGAATTTTCTTCTTCATATCCCACAGGGTATTGTATGTAATGCCGTTTGCCAGTGCAACGTCCACGTTCTGACCGCTGACAACAGTTTCCTTTGTGATACCCTTTGGCTTGCCAGAGCCGTCGCCCTTGATGATTGCTGTCTCGATAGCGGCGATCATTGCGTCGGCTACCTGGTTAGCAAATACTGTCTCGAAGAAGTCAAGTGATACCACAGAAACTTCAAGTGACATGGAGATAGCACATCTCAGCTTGTAATAGCTGAAAGTGATTGAGCCTGTAGTCTTCTTCTGTGTGTCAGAGCTTGCACCCTCAGCAACCCATGTTGCAACTGGCTTGGCGCTTGAAGTAGGGATTGTCACACCACCCTTGATATTTGTCTTTGTAACCAGTGCATAGATCTGGCCGTGTTCCTCCAGCTTCTCAACGATTCTCTGCATGGTTGTTGACGGAATAACAGCCGCAACGTCAGTGGTCTTTGTGCTCTGTGCCTCGTTCGCAAACTTTGCAGGGATTGGTGTGCCTTCGAGAACGTTGTGCATAAATGCAGTTCTGTACTCGATACTGTCATAAATGTTTGATGTGTGTGTGATCGCATTCTCGCTCATCTTGTTTTCATTCCTTTCAATCAGATCTTTCATAGTTTCTGACGCATGGTCCTTTGTCATAGCGTTCAGATTTGCCTGTGTCTTTGCCGCCTTTTCAGCGTCATTCATCAGCTTTTCAGCTTCCTCAAAATTGCCCTTGTTGATGAGAGCCTGAGCCTTGTCAAGCATTTCCTGTCTTGTCATTTTTATAACCCTCCTTTAGTTTGTCTAGCCTTGCCTGTGCTGTTATCTTTTTATCAGCACGCTCGGCCTTCATTTTTTCGATTACATTCTGCGGTATGATATCGCAGTAGGCCGCCACAAGCTGTGACTTGACGTTCTTGCTTCCTGCAACTTCGTCTATCAATCCCAGCTCAACCGCCTCATCAGCCGTCAGCCATGTTTCCTTATCCATGATTTCCAGTGCCTTTTCCTTTGTCATGCCTGATTTGGTTATGTAGGCATTTGCAATGGTTTCATTGGCTTTCTGCAAATTCTCTGACATCTTGTCCATGTCATGGTAATCACCGCTTGCCACCGATGATACGTTATGCACCATAATCTGTGCCGTCGGTGATATATCTGACCTACCTGCACACGCTATCACACTTGCCGCACTTGCCGCAAGGCCAACAACGTGTATCTTGACGTCACCTGAATATTCACGGATTGCCGAATAGATTTCGGACGCCGCAAAAATATCACCACCGCCAGAGTTGATGTAAATTTCCAACGGCTCGCCTTTTTCAGCCGCAGCAGTTATACCCTTTGAAACCTTTGCAGGAGAAGTGGCGTCAATGTCGAAAAGGTCATAGATCCACTGGTCATCATTCGGAATGATTGTACCTTTGACGTTAACTTTCATCGTTTTCACCTCCCTCGCCGCTGTCTATCTTTGCCGTGTCTAGTCTGACATAGTACTGATCGCCCGAAGGAATGTCAGCCAGATTAAACACGCTTCGGATTTCGTTTGCGTTCATAATGCCTCGGTCAAAGAACTGCACCAAATTCAACTTAGTTGACATCGACGCAGTGCTCAGATTGAACGCTTCAAAAACTATTTTGTTGCCATACCCTCTCTCGATACGGCTGAATAGTTTCCTTGTGAATTCGCTAGCCAGTTCCATTACCACTGGTTCTATCTCTGATTCGTAGTAGGCGTTGTATTGGTCTTCGGTGTAGTTTGATTGCACGATATTTGCGTTTGTGTTAAACAGCGAATAGATACGTTGCGTGGTTTTTTCCATGACCGATGAATTCGGTACATAATCCTTTGCGTCAACTTGCTTTGCGTCCGCCTTACTATCGACCGCCGCAACACCTGTGCCGTTCTGAACGCTCATGAACTGCTCACTAAATTCCTGTGCCTGCTTCTTCAAATCCTCAGGACGCAGGGAACTGGTGAACTTCAACAGCCAGCGAATAATTGACGAATTCTTGATAGCCTTGACAATACCCTGATCTGTAGTTGTTACGATTTCCATTAATGGTGTCAGCGTTTCACTCAGCCGTTCTCCGAAGATATCGTCCTTATAAAAATCACTACGCAGATGAATGATATCTGCATATGGGAACGTATATCTTTGCCCATTGAAAAATGTGAATTTCAAATACAAATCGTTGCCAATATATACGCATTCTGCACTGTCTGCAGGAATAGGATATAACTCTGTAGGATAGCCGTTGCCGTCACGGATAATCAGGATAAATGCGTTGTTGTTCAAACACAACTGCGTTGCGACTTTTTCCAACATTTTCTGCATTGTCATGAATTCATTTGGCTCTTCCAGCAACATTCGCATATATGGTTCAGGGTTTATCTCGATACTGCCGTCACCATTTCGGCTATATGATTTTCTGATATGCTTTGCGGTCAGTTTCCCGATAGCCTTGACCTTTGGGCGAATGCAGGCACGCACCAAGTCTGAATGATAAACGTTGCCGTCCCAGCTATAATAGCCGTTGCCGATTTCCGTCATCATCTTATATCGGGTCACTACCTGTGACCTGTTTTTAAAACGATTTATCAGACCCATTTTTTCACCCCTTTCTGTGCATGATTTTCAAAATTATTTCTTGTTCAATTCTGTTATAATAGCCTTTTCTCTCTCGCTTAGTTGCCATCGTTCTGCTCGCTCTCGTTCTGCTCGCTCTCGTTCTGCTCGCTCTCGTTCTGCTCGCTCTCGTTCTGCTCGCTCTCGTTCTGCTCGCTCTCGTTCTGCTCGCTCTAAACGCATGGCGGCGTAATCCGAGATGAGGTATCCCGACCCGAATATTGCTTTTTTTTGCAAAAGTTGAGCATCAAGGGCACGAACACGAAGGCTTTCAGATTTTCTGATTTCAAAGTCAATGCCAGCCTTTGAAAGTCGATTGATTTCAGCCGCTGTTGCAACGCTTTTCGGGTATTCATACTTCGGCATTGTTTTAGTTTTCTCTTTTCTGCTAGCATCATTACAGCTTTTTAAAATCTTATAAAGGCGTGGGGCGGTGCGAACCCGAATGTCGCTATCATCAAGATTTGTTACAAACGACGTGCTAACGACTGCCCCATTTTCATATGTTACAGCTACACCAACCGGAATTGCTGTACAGTGTTCTGTCGCTCCTGAAAATAGAGTGAGAGCAGGTGCAAACAAAAAAAATTTTATGTTTCTTTCGATATAAAAGCGTAAAATCTTGCTGAGAATGCTGAATGGCGGATTATCAACTACGATCTTACCTGTATAGTCAAACGTTTCATAATCGCCACCGGGATAGAATGGTCTACAAAAAGCATCACGATTTATGCCATATTCTGTGCAGACCCAATCAGCCACGCCATCGTAAATCAGTGGCGGTGTGTAACAGTCATCAGTGGTTTTTTTGGGCTTAAATTTTTCAACGAATTGCTCGTATGTTTCACCTTTCATTTTGTTCCTTCCTTATATCAAACTTTCAAATTCTTCCTGTCGATTATAATAGACCACATATGCGTCTAGCAACGCCGCAAGTCCGTCTATTCTCTGTGTTCGGTCAGATTTCTTACACGGCTGAATGTTGCCGTTGACGTCCGTCTTGACAGCCGTATTCAGAAAACACCATTTGTCAATCGGGTTGTTGTCATAAACGATGTTGTGTCGCTGAAATTCAGCTTTCAGATTCTTCATCGGGTCAGACAACGTGATAACGCCCTGGCGCACAGGTACTAAAACGCCCTTGCCGAACTCTTCTTCAAACGCTTTTATCAGCTCGTCCGAAACGTGCCAAGGGTCATAGCCGATAGCCAAAGGATAGATGTCTTCCTTATCTCTCAGTTCCAAAAACCAGTCTAGGATAACACGCTTGTTGACCTTGTTTCCCTCACACGTCCTCAGCAGACCTTGCGATTTCCACAGTTCATACGGCACACTATCTCGTCCACGTCTGTCGCCCTTTTCAGCGTCAGCGTCAAGAACGGCTTGTGGTATCCAGTACATAGATTTTATATACAACCTATCATCATCAGGCTTTTTGCAGATAGCCTTTGCGGCATTCAGGTCTATATAATCAGCAGCGTCAAAACCGCCAATGAAATATCTGAACGGATAGTCCACGACAGTTTCTTCATTGTTCAGCTCGTCCCATCTCAGCCAGCCGCTTTCGGTATTTTGCGGAAGGTTGAAATCCTTGACCATAACTGTTGCCTTGAAACTAGGATCATCTTTGGCTTTTTGCACCATTTGGCGCAGATAGTCGGTTGATTTTATCGTGCCCAGCCCAGGGTTTGCTTTTATCCAACATTCTTCCTTGTCCCATTCGTCGGGACTATCCAACTCATAGATAAACGGCAGAAACCTGTTATTATTTTCCGTCAGCCGTCCATATAGCAAATTATTTGCATACTCGTATTGGGCGTCAAAAATGCCGCCACGGACGAAGCCGTTTGTTGTAATGCAAAATAAAATGGGCTGCTGTCTAGCGCCCATTGCTTGTTTTATCAAATCATATAGATCTCGATTTTTAATCGCCGCCAATTCGTCGATAACACCGCAGTGAACGTCCAAACCGTCAAGGCTGTTTGAGTTGCTCGCAAGGGCTTTTATAAATCCCATGTTCAATGGGAAGTACAAATCGGCTGCACGTTTGCGAATATGCTTGCTCAGCAATGGCGATTGTTTTATCATTTTATAGCAGGCGTTGAAACCTAGCTTTGCCTGGTCTAGCATTGTGGCGATGTTATATATCTGCGGTGAACCCTCTCCGTCATTGACCAGCATATCATTTTCGACCGCCGCAGTTTCCGTTGTCTTGCCGTTCTTTCGACCTTCGATTATCAGGCATTCGTTATACTGGCGTAGGTTGTTATCGTCAACAAAACCGAATAATGCTTGCAATCTCGCTTTTTGAAAAAGTTCTAACTTCAACGGCTGACCTAGTTTTCCAGACGGCTGCTTACAGAATTTTTCTATAAAATCCGTGTGTCGTGTTGCAATAGCTTCGTCAAAATGAAATTCATCAGGGCTTGCAAATCTGTTCAGCAGCATTTCCGAAACCTTTTTCATTTTTTCACACGCAACGATATTTCCGTCATAAATGCCAGTAAAATATTTTTCAAATTCCGTCAACGCTTTGCACCGCCTAGAAATTCCAACAGTTCGTCGCCCTCAGATTTTTGCAGGCTGTCAAGGATAATATCTTCAACTGTCTTAGCCATTGCATTGTACTTTCCAATCAGTGCTGCATACGCTTTACTTGCTGGGTGCTCTGTCTTGACAGTAAAACCATTGCCGTTTGTTGCTTCGATGATTGCGCCCTCTGCTTTTATCTTTTTCTGATATTCACTAAGCAGATCCTCCATGTACTCCAGCTGATCTAATAGCTTTATGCCCAGTTCTCTTTTAGCTGGTTCACAACTATCCACGGCTTTTCGCAGCTCGCTCAAATTCTTTTTGGTTTTTGCCATTGTCAGATTACACCCCCTTATGCGATTTTATCGTGCGTAAAAAATGACCTTTGCCCCCTCGGTATCTTAGGAAAAATTTCAGTCCAAATTTGAGGGGGGCATGGGCATACCCGATGCGTCAAATTCACATTTTGTTAATTTTTTAGGCGATTTTTGGTAGAAATGACCCTCGAAGTTATCATGACATTTTTTGCATACAAATTCGAGATTGGCATGGTTTAATGATACCTCAGGGTCACGAATGTTTGCTGGTGTCAACAATGTTCGGTGATGAACGATATATCCAGCACGTTCATGACATTCTTCGCAAAGACCGCCGTCGATTAATATACGTTTGTCAATGTAAGATTGGCGACACTTCTTCCATGCCGCTGAGCGGTAAAATGAATATGCAAAGTCTTTCATAGTGCCGCCCCCATAAAATAAAAAAATGCCACACATGGGACACATTGCTAAGAGGTGTGTGTGGCTGATTGGTATCGGTGTCAACATCATCGCAGTATCGACCGATATATCCGCCATAGCTAATGCCATAGCGGAAGTCAGGAGATCTAAAACAAAAAGAAGTAAAAAACATGGAGCAGGTTAAGTGATGGCGCACCGCCCCTGCACATTGCCTGAGGGCTAGCCACTCAGGCGTAAAGTATAAGGTTGGCTTTTATTGAGGAGATAGCCAACTGACCTTTCGCCCTATCGGGCTATTATACAGTATAGCAGATTAATAACTGCATTTCACTGCATTTCACTGCACTCTTTCGGAACGATGATATGTTTCAGGGCTTCGCCGTGAATTTTATAAATTGTTCGTTCTGAATAGTTCATATAGTCAGTGATTCCCATTATGTATTCACCATTTTCTTTGTCGAATTTCCCCACCCAGCGCTGATAAAAAAGATACCGCCTTTCAAGAACTTCTCGCTGATCTGCGTCTGCCACTGCGTCAATGGATTGTTCAATTTGCAAACGTTTGTCAATCAGTATCAGCGCCAGTTCCTGCTGTCTGCGTTCGTATTCTGCTATGCGTTCTATGGTACTTGACATCTTGTCGCCATTGCAACTACCATGACTAGCACCTGCGCTTTCGTATGATATGCCAGCATATTCTAGTTGTGACCGCAGTTTTTTGACCTTGTTTTCAATGATTTTCACACGCCTTTCAATTTTATAGGCGTTCTGCAAATATTCTTTCGCTGTCATTTCAACCGCCTTTCTGCACCCTGTCAGTCATTTCCGTTGATATCAGTTCCGACAGGTCAATGCCGTATGTCTCTTTCAGATAGCTGGCGTTGTTATCGTTGTCAAATTCAGCCGTGTCCATGATGTCAAACGTACTATTTACTGCGTCGATAAATGCACGCAGGCGCTTGCCTTTCCAGCCGTACCACTTATCTAGCGTCCACAAAACAGTCGCCATTATCTGTTCTGTGATATCCTGCATAATTTCGCCTTGCAGTTCGCTATATCTTTTTTGCATTTCCTTTGCGACCTCTTTCTTAATGTCGCTTTGTTTGACGATGTTCGTTCGTGCTTTCATGGCATTTCACCAGCTTTCAGAAATTCAGGGGTGTCAAAAATATTTCCGATAATTTCGCACATATAAAAATCGCTAGGGCATATGTTTGACGTGTCACTTTCTCCGAAAAATCCAGCCTCAGGGTCAAATTTAATTTCAAAAACCTTTTTGTCAATATGTTTTGAAATGTTTCTGTCGCACAGGCAGAGATCCCCCTCAAAAATCTTATTGCCGTTCACGTCTGTCAATCCTGTGTACTGACCGACAGTTTCAGGGTCAACCGAATATGTTATCGGGATTGTGTCAACAAACTGTTTGTCATTGGAATCATCGATTACCAGATTGTCGCAAATAATGTGTTCAAAATCAGCACCCTTGCCCTTGAAATATGGACGCTTTCTGACAACGTAATACCCACTTACCCATTCGTCATTGGCAATGCGCTTGCCACGAAATAATATTTCACGCATCGTTGATTACCTCCAAATCAATATTCTCACACAATTATAACACTACGCTTCGTTGCCAACTTGTCTGTGTGGTTTTCCTGGTATCCACACCTGTTCCCTACAAGCAAAGCAAATGCCATCGTCTTTCCATTCGCCGTTTCCATATTTGCAAGTCTCGCACATGGGCATTGCTATCATTTTTGCTCCGCATGACGGACAGAAGTCTGTGATACTTCTTGCATCTGTACTCTGCCCACGGCGGTATCTTGCAAACGGCATCCACATACCGCAATGTGTACATTGTGGCGTGTCATAATCATATACTCTCCATTCAGCCATTCCGATAACCTCAATCCATTCTTGCTCCGCAAAGTGGACAATAAATCGGGAACGTATCGCCGCATATTTCTTCTAAATCGCTTGCATAATATTCTGTTTTACATTCACTACATCTTGTACAGCCGTTTTCATACATTAATTCTGTGCTTTCCCACTTTCCGTGCCTTGCTTCCTGCACGTCTGCGGTAGGTTGTTCGTTGATTATATCAGCGATGCTGCTGTTATCACCCAGAATGCCTGTTATGCCTTTTTTGTATATCGGCATACACGCCGCCGATAGTTCGTTAATCAGATTGTCTGCGTCGATATATTTTGTCATCTTTATACCTCCAAATCATCAAATGTCAGCTGGTTGAAATCTTCGCCTAGCCACCAGCGAAAAACGTCTTGGCCTGTTTGCCATGACATTTTAGCATCTTTTCCAAGCTGCTTTTTACGTTCTAGCATTCTATCAAATGCCGTTATATAATTTTGTTTGTATTTCGGATATCGTTCAAATTCAACGTATCTATGTTTTCCTGCCATAGGACAGCCAATGCAACCTATACGATTAAAACCGCATTCATACAGCGGATTTGATTTGCAACCATAGTAGCCCAAAAAATCCCACACTTCGTCGTCAGACCAATCGACTATAGGGTTTACCATAGTTTTCGTAGTGCGATAGCAGTGTTCAACCAACCTACGATTTTTGTCATTATCATCATTAAAAATGATTCCGCCCTGATACGTTTGTTGATATTCTGTGCCTATTTCATCAGCTATTTTCATCGTTGATTTAGGTTTCCCGATAATTTTAACAACGTCCGCTGATTCTCTGCGACGTCCACTTTCAGACCACCTAACGCCAGTAATAACAACACGTCCTGTGCCGCCACGTTCTTTTAATTCGCTACAGCAATAACGTGCAATGCGTGTCGGTGGCATTAGCTTCTTGACAATCAGATTCCACATTGTAATGTGATTGCCGTTCTTGTCATACGCCTTGTCAATTCTGACATCTGGCAGAGATTGAACATATCTAACAGTTTCGGGCGCATCAATGGTTGTCAGATTATGTACTGCTTCAAACTTAACTCCAGCAAGTTGTGCCAAGACTTTGATACAATCGCTATCTTTTCCACCGCTATACGCTAAATAATATCCGTCCGCAGGTTCAAACGCTTTCAGACGTTCGATAGCCTTTTGTTCTTTTGCACTATCCATATAGCCTCCTAAAAAGTTACTGTCACATTCAACACTGCCGCCGCTATCCAGTAGACGGCTTTCTTGTAATCCTTTTGCACGGCGTATATAATTGCCGCTCCCACGTCCAGCAAAATCAGCAGAAGCGGAAAAATGTATTCGGGTTTGATTTTTACCATGTTATTCCTCCTCACTTCCCCATTGTTCAGCCATTGCTTGTGCTATGCCTGAAAATGTTTTGGATTTTGTCTTGCTGTCACGAAACGGCATTCCGCAGTTTGTGCGCGCAGTGCCGTCCGACTTTTTGCTACCGCCTGACACCCATGAACATATGGGTTTAACAACATTTGTCGGTGTCAATTTAGGCAGATTTTTCAGCCACAAACACGTTTTCTTACTGTATGGGTGTCCGTATTCATACGGCTGTATAATCTGCGTGTATTTTGGCAATCGATATACTCCAGACGGGATTGGATTTTCAACAGCTATTTTTTCAACAGGTGCATGAATAAATTTCAGGAAAAATTCTTTTGCGTCTTGTCCATTTTCAAATCTTTCAAGATCAATGTATCTTTTTTCATTAATTTTTTTGTACAGCCGTACTGCCCCTGCGTTGCTAAGATATGTGCACGGTGGGTGAGCTATCAGCAAATCCCATTTGCCAATCGTGTGTGCCTGTCCGTCGCAAGTTGTGAAGTTTGCATTGCCGTTGATAACGGCCAGAGCATCGCCTAAGATATGCCACTCAGGGTGACCGCCTGAACACATCTGAATGTCGCAGCTGTATGCTTCGTGCCCTTTTGCACGAAATGCCTTGCAGACCTCTTGTGACTCTTCGCACGCTATTAATACCTTCATTTTATCCCTCCTCAAACTCAGGACACTCAGTCACAGTATATGAATGCAACGTGCCTTTCTGCCCTTCGTAAACCCTATGACCGCGCGTCTTCCAACCGGCAACAGGTTGTCTGTCCATCGACCAGCTGCACCCTGTTATCTGTTCACCTGTCAGCTTGTCACTCTTTGGCACTGCGTGTTTGCAGTACCAACAAAGCGTCGTAGCAGCACTGCATTTCACAGCCTCTATCTTGTCCTTGAACACTTCGCAGATAGTGTGCTGATAGTTGACTACTCTCGGGCAAAGTCCCTGTCTCACACCATATTTACACAGCCCATATTTTCCGTTCTTTCTGCCGCAGTTGTCAGGTGACTTCTCGAAATATTTGCAGCTGGTGCAGAATTTATTGTTACCCATGCTCTTCGTCCTCCTCATACGGACCTAGCCCTGACAGCACATCGAACATATGCTTGATAAATTCTATCAGCTCTTCACGGCTTTTCTTTTCAAATTCCGCATAAGGTCTGATGAATTTTTCCATTTCACGCATAACACGTACACTGTCATTGAATGCCGCTATCACGTTTTCGTTAGGTTCGCTCCGCTTTATCTGCTTGTCCAGTTTCTGTGTCAAGGCGCTCTTGGCTTTTGCTGCCTGCTCTGCAGGAATGTTGTTCAGTGTGGCGGTTTTGTACAGATAGTACATAGCCAGCCAATATATCTCATCAAAAATATTGCTATCGTTCGGTAGTTCTTCACCACGATATGCTAGCTTGTCAATCTCTGTTCTTTCCATTTGTACACCTCGTCAGCAAGCCCCACAAAGGCTTTTTGCATTTTTTGTTTCGCCGTTCAGAATGTCGCAAACCTTTTGTGCAATTTCTGTTGTTGGAAAATAAACGCATGGTTTTCTATCCGCAGCAAGACAACCACCAACATAGTATGTACTGTCTTTCGTACCATAAAAAACGTAGTATTTTCTTGCATTGTCCTGCCAATCAGGTACATAGTCAGGACAATAGGTATCGTGTAACCTTTCCAGTTTCAGTAAAAGGTTGATTTTATCAGCAACTTCTTCGGCACGTTTTCTTGTGTGGAAATAGTTGTTGTTTTCAAAAGATGCTTTATCCAAAAAATGATCTGTTTCTAGTGTGTAGACAGCTCCAAAACGAGCCGTATTGAATTTACCTATGCAGTAGTATTCCTGTCCGTTTCCAACTCGCTTGAACTCTGGCTCTTCCTCGACCTTTGGAATTTCAATTCCTTTCAATCTTGCATAGGCGATAGCAACACCTGTGTCATAGTCAAATGTATCTTGTGGGTAACATTTTGCAATAGCGGATTTAACGGCTGTTGTGTCATAAACAATAACCACGTCACTGCAACCACTGTACGCAATCGCCTGCTTATCTTTTTGAAAATCTCTGTATGTCTTTTTGACCCACTGTTTAAATTCTTTCTTGTTCATTTTTTATTCCTCCTCATTTTTTTAGAACGGCGGCAAATCTTCGTCCTCAGCCGTGTCAACATCTTTGAAGCAGCCGTAGATCCTGCCCCATTCAGCATTGTTACAGCCGATACGTTTACAAATCTGGCTGTAGGCGACCTTGATGTTGTCTGCCACGTTGCCTGTCAATCGGTTTTTTACAATGGCAATTTTGCTTTGAAAATCGTCTTTGTCGTCGTCGCTATTTTTGCTATATGTTAAAACCAAATCAACTCTATTTGTGATGTCGCCCGAACCGCTGACACTATCCGCATTCAGTTCAATGCCGTCGGCGGTTTTGCGTGGGTGCGCTATCAGTATGATAGCTACGTTATATTTAACCGCTATGTATTTAACGGCGTTTACAAAATCGGACTGCGCCCGATACAATTCTTTGCTGAGGTCAACGTCCAGTGCCGTCATGAGGTTGTCAATTAGTATCAGTTTGACATTAAATCTGCGGATAGCCGTTTCAATCGTACCCAACAATGATATCTTGCCGTCACGTTTCGCATTATCGCCGTCAAGTTTAATTTCAGCCGTCACAGCCGTGTTGTCAAATATGTACGCCCTATCATCATACCAGCGGTTGATTTTATCGACCACATCATCAGGAATGTCATAGGTCTCGTCACCATATTCGTTAACCGAACGCAAGACGTTTTGTTTTCCTGCAATTTGGAGATCCAGCCAGCGTTTGAAATGGTAGTCAGGCAATTCGCCCGAATAAACGAAAATCGAATACGGATTGCCGTCAAGGTCTGATTGGTCTAGTGCATTTGCAATTATCTGTGACGCCAGCGTTGATTTACCCTCGCCACGCTTGCCCGTGATAACCACTACCTGCCCCATATAGATACCGCCGATATATCGGTCAACATCGTATATGCCAGTTCTGATATGCTCCTGCTTATCCAGATTTACCGCCTTGACCTGCGATAATTTTTTGACAGCCGTGACAGGTATTTCTTCGGCGTTGTTCACAGCGTCGCATATCGCTTTACAGCCGTATTTCTGTAGGATTGCATTTGCGTCCTTTTCGCCCAAATAGTCTTGTGCCCTGACAACTTTCAATTTTTTGTGTGGAAATGACGTAGTAAACTGGTCAACAAGTGTTACATGGCCGTGTTCATGGTCTCCGAAAATTACAATTTCGTCGAAGCTGTCAACGAAATCATAGCAGAACGGCACCCATGTTTTATTGCTCTGTCCGCCTGGTACAGATACCACATTATCTATCTGACAATCTGCCACCGACAGACTATCAATCTGTCCCTCCGTGACTATCAGCCTATCATGCTTTTCCGTGCATCGGTTCATTCCAAACAATATCGGTTTTGTGTTCTTTTCAAACCACTCTTTTTGATTGTCTCTGCCCTTGACAAAATCTGTCTTGCGGTATTTGACCGAAGTCAACACGTTGTTTTCATCAAAAAATGGAAACATCAGCAGATTGTCACGTTTATCGCCGACAGTGATATTGTATTTTCGTGTGGTGATCTCCGAAATTCCCCTTGACCGCAGGTATTCAACCGCCTTGTCACGGGTGACTATCTTCACTGGCGGTAACGTGCGGTATTTCTTTTTCTGTTCATCGTCAAATTCCAACGGATAGTTGAAATCTCTTGCAAGCTGTACGAAATGACCTGTCATGCCACAACTGCTACGAAAACACTTGAATGCTCCCGTGTCAAGATTTACAGAAAATGTATCTTTGTCATGACCGCCCCCATTGCAGTACGGACAGTATTTGAAATACAGCTCACGCCCCTTGCGGTGCGTTTCTGCATTTAATGCCACAGCCAGACCGACCACATCATCATCACGCATTGTATATCCCATGTTTTTTCACCTCACTCAAAAATCTGTCCTGCCTGGATTGTCCGTCCGTCTGCCGTTTGTGTGCGCTGCGGGAGCAGCATATATTTCTTTATCTTTGTTATACTTTGTTGCTTTCTTTTCATTGGTGCCCTTAGCCTGCCCACAGCCTGCCCCTTGCCTGCCCTTAGCCTGCCCGACACTCTGCCGCTTGTCTTGATATTTGTCATAGCAAACCACGGTATAAACGCTATATCGTGGATATTTTGAGACTGCCACTTCCCCTGTCTCAATTAGATGTTTTATTGCTGTCCTTACGCTTTTTATTGACAAACCCGTGCTTTTGGCAATGCTTGGATAACTTGTAGCTATCTGCCCACGCTGAATTGTGATGTTTTCAAAATCATGCGGTTCATAATTTGCCTGCAAAATCAGATATAAAAACACTACCAATGTGTTCGGTTCACGAAACCAACGCCATGTGCATATTTTTCGTTCTAGTGTTATAAATCCATTTTCTAGCATTTAATCACCACCCAATTTCTGAAGATAATCTCGCAAAGCGTAGTATAGTATCGCTTTTATCAGTGTGCCACTCTCTTGTTTCCGACACGCTATGATCGTAATGTTATATCGTGCCTGCCATGAACAGAACGTTGCCAATAGTGCCTTCGGTGGCATTTTACTGCGGTAGTTGTGTAGCAGGATATTTTCCCACAATCTATCATCTTCGACCATTAAAAACACCTTTGCATGGTCTTCAACCGACCGTTTGAATTCACGGTCAAAACGCTCTCGCCCTTTCGTGAAATTGCCCACGATTTCGTCCAAATTCGCCTTGCGCTCAATAACAACGCTCTGAGCAAGGCTTACAGGCTCGCTATTAGGTTTTACGGCTTCGCAAGTATAATCACCATAGTTTAATTTGTGTTGCGTATATGGCGTTTCTGTGGCTTTTAGAGCCTTTTCAATATGTCCCCACTTTTGCTCTCGGCTATCAACGACAACCGAGAACGTTTTAAGTGTGGCGTCAATATCTATCGGGTGCATCAGAATGGCACTGCGTCATTGCCTGCGTTGATTTCAACGAAATCAGACAGATTAGCGTTCGGGTCAAAACTGTCATTGTTGGCTGTTGACGGCTTGTTTTTCAGCTCTTCACGCTTCGGAATCGTGAAGTTACCACTGCGGATATCGTTTGCAGGCACGAAGCGCTTGCATTGCGTAAACCAGCCTGTTTTGCCGTCCTTTTCCCACTCTTTTTCGTTAAAAAGGGCGCCCACAAGCTTGCCTTTGAGAACGTTCTCGTCCCAATCTCTTTCACAGTCGATATGTAGATTTGCATTTGAATTCTCAAACGCCTGTATCTGAGATTTGAAGTAGCCCAGCGACTTCTTGAACTTGGTCTCATCACCCGTGTTATGCGGTATGCTCAGGCGCATTGAACCCTTCCACTTCTTGTTCTCCCACTCGTCAGGGGTAGCCTTATACAGCTTGTCAAAAAAGCCCTCGAACTCACCCTCTGCGATGTCAAACTGGATTGCTAGTCTGCTACCCCAATCAGTGGGTTCAACTTTGACGTTGAGAATTTTCAGCACATATCCGCCTGGCTGGAGCTTTGGCAGCTCTGAAAAACTTGTTGCCTCTGCCTGCTTATATCCTGTAATTCCTATCATTTACTTTTCCTCGCTTTCTATATCGTTTGGAGTTAAATTCCAATACTCTCTGATTTTGGTGTCTACGAATTTTAAATCATTTTCGATTTCATCGTCAAACATATCTTCGGGCGATTTCGCAGTAGAAATGCCTCTCGACTGCGTGATGAAATAGTGATGATTTTCGTCAGCCGTGCAGAACAGCACGATTGAAAACAGCCCTTCAACTGTCAACTGATTATCCAGCATTTTGCCGATAGTTTTGGCTTTGTACTTGCCCCCGTCGGTTAGTTCGACGTGGTGCAAAAAGTACACGATTACGTCTGACGGCAGGTCATTTATAACAAATTCTATCAGCCGTTCAAAACTGACCGCCATATCAGTGAATTTTCCATACCCTAGTTCTTTTGCCTTGTCGAAACTATCGAAGGCCATGAGATACTGGCTATCATCAATGGCAAATGCCTTTGATTTCGATTGAAACATAGCCGCCTTGATAACATCATAACGGCTTTTGCCTTTGTTGGCTTTTACAAGTTTTGCCACTGAAAGCGTCGCAAGGCCATTGTTCTTGAACGGCAGCGGCTTGCCAGCGACGTTAAAAATGCTTATCTCGCCTGGCTTGAAATTTTTGAGGGAACGGCTCTTACCGCTACCACTTTCACCCTCGATTAGAACTGGTAGTCCCATGTTTTATTCCTCCTCTTTGATTTCTAGTGGGCATTGAGCGCCCACGAATGTGTCTGGTAAAAATACGATTTCGTCAGTCAGATTGCACCGACCAGAACGGCGGCTGAAAAATCTGCAATACTTGCAGGCGGCGTATGTAACACCTTTGTTGTCAACAGGGAACGCGGTTTCAACTACCGCATAGCCCCTGACATATTTCTGAACGCCGTTTTCAAAACTTGCGCTCATAACAGGTTCAGATCCTCCTCGTCATACTCGACCCCTGCCAGCTCGGCAAGGTCATAGATTGAAATATCGTCATTTTGGTTGATTTCTTCAATCAGGATTTCACGAAAACAGTCCTTGCAATAGTCCTTGCCCTGGTAGCAGAAAACATTTTCAATTGCAAGGTCTAGTTCGTCCCTGCATTTGTCACATTGGACTACAGTGTAATTGCGGTCTCTGCCACAACATCTGCACCCGTCAGGACAGCCGACACAATCATTAGCCGTGTAACGCATTAAAATCACCGCCCATATATTTGAAAAATGCGATATTTTTGTATATGAAATACGATTCAATTCCGTTTTCCAGCACCTCAGCTCCGACCTCTTTCGCTACGGCATGAATGTCAGGTGGAAATATCTGAACACCCGATATTGCTCCGTCAAACGTCCACACGTCGCCTATCATCATAGGGTAAACGCCTTCGGTAACAGTGCCACATTCTTGCGTTTTTTTCATTTTTAGCTCCGTTAATGCCATGACGACCATATCGTCAAGCCTTTCTTTTACTGTCATGCTTTCGACCTCTCCTTTCTAGTATCGCTGGCTCTGCCAGCTTGAAATCTCTGCAGGGTAGCGCCTGCTACTCTCCAAACAGCCTTTTAGGTGCTTGCAATCCAAACATGAATAGCTAGTCACTTTGCCCGCCTCTCAACCTCTTGATGTTGTCCTTGAACGCCTCAATATATCCTGTCAGGAATTCGTTTGGATAATCGTCAAGGGCTATTTTTGCCATTTCCTCTATTCCCTCTTGACAAATGTCAAGAAGTGTGCTATCGTTAAGGTGTATGTTATCGGTATCTTCTTTTACAGATACCTCCGAGCTTGTGCCTGTTGCCGCAGGTGCAGGCTCGTTTTTTGTATTGTTTGCTATGTATTCTGAAAATTTTATGACACATTTTTCAAATCCTATTCCTAAAACTGTAAACGGGCAGGTGTCGCAACTCTTTGCTGTGCAGCAAAGTGCCGCCTCTACAATTTCCTCGTCAGTGAATTTTTTATTCATTTTCAATTTCCTCCCATTCAAAACGACCTTTCCCGCTGTTACGCCACTGACCGATACCTCTCAGCCTGCCGTAATCCAACCACTCTCTTACGGCTGTTTCCATATCGTCTTTCAAAATCTGGATTGTGAATTCAACTGTCGCCCCTGCAGGAACTGTCTCAGAGTGTGCCAGTGCAACACGTTCGCCCTGTGGCGTGCTTGCTCTCAACGGCCTCTGGCACTCGCCAATGCCGCCCTTGAATTCGTATGGTATCTTGCGCTCCTCGACGAAGATAAGTCCGTCAATCTCTTTCTTGTACGCCTTGATTTTGGAGCTTGCCGTGCCTGATACCTTTTTCAAAACGCCGCAAGCGTCCTTGAAAAATCCCTTGACCTGATAATCCCATAGAAATGGTGTGCCGTCTTCCAGTGTCGGGAACACCGTCATAGATTTTTCGACCACTTCCGCTACACCAAGTGCGGCTATCTCTTCCTCACGGCTCTTTGCGTCAGGGGCTTTCGATGCGATGTACTCATCGTGAATTGTGGTTGTTGCGTTTGCCGTTCCCAGAATCTCTTCGGTGAACGTCAACTTTACTTTGATTTTTTTCATGTTTTTGACCTCCGTTACGTTAAATTTATTTTTTCTTGCTTTTCGACGCCATACTGTGCCGAACTACGCCTTTGCTAGTCACTGCAGTTCCTTTGCTAATCACTGCTATGCCCTTGCGTCGCTATGCTTCTCAATGCCTTTGCTAATCAATGCCATGCTATGCCTTTGCCTCTCGTTGCGTGTCAAAACTTCGCCTCGCCTTTGCTTGTCGGAACTTAGCTTTGCCGTAGCCAATGCTATTCATAGCAAATCCGTTGCATTGCGAATCTAAACTCTGCCATCGCTGTTTTCGTCACGGCTATCATCATCATCGCAGCTACTACGTTCATGTTTCCATTGGTGCTGGTCTATGATACATGCTATGAACAGTATCACAGCATAAAAAACTGTCAGTATCACGATTGCTGCGCCGATTATTGCGGTTATAAACATACCCTCTGACACTTTACCACTTTCCTTTCGTCTGTATCTCGACCTTGACAACAGGCTTTGAAGCTTCCTTGATCGCCTGCTCCAGTTCCTCACGGATTGCGGTTTCGGCTGTCTCCTTGATGTTTCGATATAGTCCGTAGACCGCCAGTGCGAATAGCGCCACACATAACGCTATTGCAGCCACGAATCTGACGATCTCCAGTGTTGCTATCATGCTGGTCATTTTCTTATGCTCCTTTCCTTGCAGTATTCTGCAAAGATTTCTTCGGGGTTCGCCCCGATTATCTTGCAGTACGTCACGATTTGTTCAGCATTCATGGTGCCGAACTGCCGTTCCCACCTGCTTACGGCTGTCTGTGCCATGTTCAGCCGTTTTGCGATTTTTGCCTGTGTAATATCGTTGTCGGCTCTGATAGATTTCAGCCGTTTGGATATCACGTCATTGGCTGTCATTTTCTTTGCAGGCATTGTTTTCACCCCCATTATTCGGCATGAACATCACGTGTAAGATAGTCCAGCGTAACGTTCAGCCATTTGGCTATCTGTAGAAGTACCGACGCTGGCATATCGTTTTTGTCCTGCCATTTGGACCATGTTCTGCGGTCTATTTCGATAGTCTTCGCAAGGTCCTGCTGGGTGAGATGTCTGCGTCTCAATTCACCATTGATGTTGTCAAATATCGTTGTCTTTTCAGCCAT